TTCTTGAGTAGATTCAGTTTTAACACCATTCTTACCATAAACATAGTTTCTGTTTGGAGTGATACCTTTTCTTAAACCTCTACCTTCTTTAGACCCCATTCCGTATGTTCTAGCAGCTTCTTTGGTTTCTTCTTTTTCAAAAGCCTTTTCTCCTTTAGAATTTGTCATACCTTTTTTAGTGGTGTAATCTTCTTTACCTTTCATGGTTTTAGATTTATCACCTCTATTCATTCCGTAATCACCTTCTTTAGTTTCAGCTTTAACAATTTTAGATTTACCTTCCATGTTAGCTCCTTTTTTGTAATCAAATTTTGCTTTACCAGTACCAACAGATTTAGGACCTTGTTTCATGTCTTCTTTAAATCCACCTGTTGTTTTCTTGTAATCAAATTTAGGTTTACCCATACCGACACCTTTAGGTTTAATTGTGCTTTTAGATTCCATCATGTTGTCATCTTCCATGTCATCTTCTTCCATCATTTCAAAATCATCTTCTTCCATCATTTCAGAATCTTCCATGTCGTCTTCCATCATTTCAGAATCTTCCATGTCGTCTTCCATCATTTCAGAATCATCATCTAATGTAATTTCGTAAACAACTTCTTCGTCATCAGATATATCTTCAGAATCTACCTTTGACATATTTCCACTAAAAATAGCGTCAATAACATCGTCAACTGACTCATCAAATTCTCCATCGTCAACCATCATGTCATCTTCCATCATGTCATCAGACATCATATCATCTTCCATCATTTCGTCTTCAGATTCACCAAGCTTAACAAGATATTCTACATCAGCATTATTATCTGATAAGTGTACGTTTTCACCATCTTTTTTTACGATGATTCCGTCGTCTTCACCCATAGCCTTAAATACTTTTAAAATTTCTTCGTCAGAAGCGTCAGTTAAATCAATTGGAGTTTCGTCTGAATCCATATCAAAGTCCATTTCCATATCTTCAGATTCATCATCTGAGTCCATATCCATGTCCATGTCTACTTCATCATTATCAGCGGACATATCCATGTCTGCATCTAATTCAATCTCATCTTCGTCAGCTTGTTCGGAAAGAGATTCTTTTACTAGTTGATTGATTTCTTCCTTCATGGTAGAAGCAAGTATTCCTTTTGCGTTTTCGGCTATAGCTTCTTCAACTTGTTTCATTTGAATAAGAGCCTCTTGAACTAATTTGTTTTCTTTCATATAGAAAATCTATTTATTTTAACTAATAAATATTACCAAAAAACAAAAAATATCATTTTTGAGTAATATATCTTTTATTTTTCAATATTTTATGATTATTAATCTTGCTGAAATGCAATATTGTATCAACATATAAATATGTACAAGCAAAAAAAAAGTGGTCAATTTTGACCACTTTAATTTAATTAACGTAATTTAACCAATTATTCAATAACTTCATCTATTTTACTTTCAGATACTGAAGTAATTCTCCAATCATGAGTAAACCCTTCGTATTTTGTTGTTACTTTTGCTTCCACATCTGTAACTGAATAACCTTTTACAAGTTTTTCTTCTCTGATTTTTTTAATTTTACCACTGTTCTCATCAGGTAAATCGTACTGAACTTTTGCTACAAAAAATTTTTCTTCCATAATTTATTTTTATTTTCCCAAATAATCGGTTAATTTTCTCATTAAGTCAACTCCTTTGGATTGGAATTCTGAATTTTCTGGTGTTTTATGTCTTTTTTCTTCTTCTAAATTTTCTTCGTATTTGTTTCTATCTTCTGCATTACTAAATAAATAAGCTCCTGGTGTAGATGGTGAAGACACTAAGTCAAAACAAATTAATTCAAAATCGTCTTGTACTTCATTTCTTTCTCCAACCTTTTTTAAAGAACCTACTCCTCTTGAAGATACTCCCATTGTAACACCTTGTCTCATTAAGTTTGCCGCTTGGTCACCTTTAGTTGACACAATACCTCTTTCATGAAATCCTGGTGAGGTTAATAATTTAAGTTTTCCCATTAAAATATTTCCATCCCACCATATATCAGTAATCATATGGGCCACTCTGTCTAAATCTATTAAAGATGATTCAGGGTGGTTAAGTTCTGAAGTTGATAAACCTTTAGCAATTGCCTTCTTATAGTTCTCAGCTTCTCTTTTTAATATTCTTTCAGGATAAAATCTTCCATTCCTATTTGGGGTGTCATACTTTTGTAATACAGCGTAAAATTCAAATGGGTTTCTATAATCTAAATTGGCAGCTTCCTTTAACATTTCTGAATTACGAATGTCTTTTGGGGAAACCCAACCCGCATCCGTCTCAATCAATATACCATGACCGACTTCACTTGCTTCTAAAATTCTTAATTGTTTCATTAATAGTTTTTAAGATAAATATATCAAAGGAGTTATTTATTGATTTTATTTAGTTTTTGATATTGAAAAATCAAAGTATTTGTTTTCAATAACATTATCCCTTATTATACTTCTTACTATTTTTTTAACCGATTCTTTTAATTCAATAGATTTAAAATCAAATTCTTGGTTGGTATATAAATTTACTTCTAAATTAAAGAATGATTTTTTTCCATGTGATATTCCGCTAGTTCTTAGGTCTAAATCAACAATAGTATTTTCCTTAAAAAGATTTATATCTATTGAATTAAACACTGAATGTTTTATTTCTCGGTTTAGATTACAGACAACCCTATTCCAATTGTCGTGGTCAAATTTGGGGGATACCCATGATTGAATGTTTATGTATAATGATTTTAAATTTTTAGAATCTACCGTACCATACACCGATTTTATCGGACTGAATAGATTTAACTTTACACTTTTTCCTTTTTTCATTAAATTTCATTGATGTCAATGTTTATTTGTTTGTTAAACAATAACACAAATAATACCCATTGTCAAAAATTTTTAAAAAAATTGAGATATTTGTAATAATATGCTAATAGTAGAAGTAAAAAAAGACGGAATAGAAAAAGCCCTGAAAACTTTAAAATCTAAAGTTATCAAGACTAAGCAAAATCAAAGTTTATTTGATAGAAAAGAATTCGTTAAAAAATCTGTTGTAAGACGAGCTCAGATATTAAAAGCCTCGTATGTTCAAAAAAAGAAAAATTCTTTAGATTGATTCCTCTAAGTTTTTTAACTTAAGAAAATTCAATTGGTCAAATTTTTCATTTTTTAATCTGTCTATAGTTTCAGACAATTTTGTCTTTAATTCAAATTCCTCTTCTTTTTCTAAGATGACGTTAAGTTTACTGATTGCGCTTTCACGAATAGTTTCAAACTTATCCTCAAGAGATTTTGAATCTTCAGAAATTAATTGAAGGAATTCTTTTTTAGATGATTCATCAAGATTTTCAACATATTTGTTTAAAGTTTGGTTTGCAATACTAACCATTGATTTCAATGGAATATTGATAGATTCTTTAACAACATTATTTGTTGAAGTTAACACACTTGTAATATTTTTTTTGGAATTAACCCTTTCTAACAAATTTAATTTATTTGTGTAGACAAGGGCATCAATATCAGAATACCTATTCTGAATATTCTCAGATAAAGTTCTTGGTAATTTAATACTTGGCAGTAATTTTTGAATTAAATGAATTCCTTCTTCTAAAAAATCTTTAGCATCAGACTCGTTTAGTCCTTGAGGAGTGCTCAATTGGTCGTACAAAGAATACAATTTTGACATAGTTTTGTCGTTCAAAACATTATGTTTGAATTCTTTCAACGATTTCTTAAATTCCTTTTCATCTTTGTAGGATTCAAGAAGATTGTTTTCAATTATGGATTTGATTTTTCCGAAAGTCATTATAGTGTGTTTTCAATATAAATATTAGGAGTTTAGCAACTTATCCAATTCTTTTGAAATTTCTCCTAAAGAATCTTGTCCTTGACCTAAATCTAAAAATGTTGACCCTTCTAATAAATTACTTTCTATCAACAAATTCATATTTTTCATTCTTGATTCTGGTGTAACGGCAGCTTCTCCACCTTCAGGTGCTCCACCTTCTGCTGGTGGCGGTGTAACTTCTTCACCTCCTACTGCTGGCGGCGGTGCGGTTTCAAATCCTCCTCCACCTCCAAGTGGTTCTTCACCACCTGTGGTAGTTGCTGCCGCATTGGCGGTTGCTCCTGACGGATTACCGTATAATTTGTCAATATTATCAAATAAACCTGTCTTAGTAATAACTGTAGGTGTTGCTTTAAGTTCCTCACCAACAGCTCTTTCAATTCTTTGTTGTTGTAAATCCAATCTAATTTCTTCGTCAGACCAGTTAAAAATATGTTTCTTAGCCCAAGTAGAAGATGTAGGTTGAATACCATTTCCTGGGTCTGCGACTAAATCTTTATATAATAAAACTTTTTCTTTCCAAACGTCAATTTTTAATAAATCTGCTTGTGTAGATGGGTTAGATAGACCTAATGTAAAATTTTGTAATTCATCCTCAAACCCTAATAAGAATAAGTGAACGATTGCAATTTTGTTTAACTCAGCAATCATACTTTTTTGAATTCTGTTGATTGTACGAGCAAAACGAATATCTTGTAATGATAAGTTTTTACCGTCACCCACAACTTCTTCAAATCCTAAAAACGCCTTTGGGACACGAAGTGCAGTTAATAATTTCTTTTGAATATATTCAATATCGGCAATCTCAGATAAATTTGTTGCACCTGGTAATGTTGTAATTGGGTCTGGAGCGGCAGGGTCACGAACAGGAATAAAGTAATCTTGGTCAACAGCCATTTGGTTGAATCTCATATCTACATTACCTGTTTTAGAATCTACAATTTGTTCTCTTTTAAATTTGTTAGCAACACGGTTTACGTATGCTTCAACGTCATCGTCATTCATGTTACCCACGAATACTTTAAACATTCTTCTTTCAGGGGCTCTTGATGTACGATAGATTAACATCGCATCTTCCGACAACAATAATTGTTTCCAAATACGTCTTGCTTTTTCCAACATAGATGTACCATAAGGAAGTTTTCTGTCATCACCTAATAATCTAAAGTGAGCAATCTCCCATGATTGGAATTCCATATTTCTGTTTTTCCAAGTAAAGTGAAGTGCTTTTTTGTTCTCATCTTTCTCTTGTGTAATATCTACAGTAATCTTGGCGGTTACACCAACCTCATGACGCTCAATTTCAATTGTAGGTAATTGTTGGCAACCAACGATACCTTTTTCAGGGTCTAATTTTAAATAGACAAAGTTATCACCATACTTACAAGTGTTTCTTGTCCACATTGGTAAGTTGGTGTTAATATCTAAGTTGTTATTAAATAAATCGGCTAATACTGACTTAATACGTTTTGATTCAGAATAAATTTGAAGAATAAAACCATCTTCATTTGTTGTTGTAGATTCTTCAGAATAAATGTCCAAAGCAGCAGAAATCTCAGGAGTATATTCCATTGATTCATAATCATATTGGGCAGATAACCTTGATGGTTCATAATAAATTGCTTGAGAATATAAATTATTTTCAACCTTAGCCCATTGATTTGTTAGATAAAATGTTTGTTGAGCTTGGAGTTTTTCTCTTTCATAATCATCACGATTTGGAGTACGCAAAAGTTCTTTCTTATCAAACTTAAAAGTTGGATAATCTTGTTTTAATAATGAATTAGGACCAAATGTTTTTGACAGCCTCTGCCATACCGTAAGATTATTATCGCTCATATGTTAAATTTACTAATTACCTTGATAATATAAATAGTTAATGAGAACCAAATAACCATCCATATTTTTGGTAGTCTGCCTTAGTTGCGGCACCATTATTATTCAAATTATTATCTCTACCCATTTGAGGAACCATTGGATTAAAGAATTCAGAAGAGTTTTTGTTTTCATTAACATTAGTGGCCCATGAGTTAATCATGGCTTTAGTATGATTGGTAACTTTTTCCAAAGATTGGAATGATTTTTCCGCAACATATAGTGCCATTGAAACCCCCATAATACAATCATCGTGATGACCTTTTTGGTGGTCAGGTCTTCCGTTAATATAAATGAATGTATTCATTTCATTGTATAATCTATTTGAATATACTTTAAATCCATGTCTAACATTTTCCTCAAACGCTGATATAATTTGAACTCTTTTTGAGTTAAAATTAATACCTGGTATTTTATCATTTATTTTTGGGTCCCATTTCCACTTATTACTTGTATCAACATTGTCAACATATAATCCACCTTGATAACTTAACTCTTGTAATTTTCTTGCGGTAGATATACCCATACCACCTGTGATATCAATTACACAATAAGCGTTATACATTGTTCCCCATTTATAAGCGATTTCGGCTACAACATCTGGCGGAACTTTGGCAACATATTCTAATACCTGTTCCCTTTCATCAAAATCAATGATTTGAATACACGAGAAGTCCTCAGAGTCACCTCTTGATACATCCACACCCATTACGTATTTGTGACCGTTTACGGGTTCTTTAAATATCCACAATGAACCACCCATAAGTTTGGCTTGAGCCTCTCTTAAAGTATTTTTGGCAATACCTTGCATTAATTCAGATTCAAATACGTTATCACCTGAACCTAAGAAGTTACATTCCAATTCCTGAGCAACTTTTCTTCGGTCAAACTTTAACTTTTTAACCATACTCTCAAACCAAGCAGAACATGGTTTATATCCTTGTTCAATATAGTCAGTTACAACGGAGTGGTCTCTTTCATATGGATTTTCCATTGACAAGTTAATAATATCCTTATCAGTATATTCTTCTCTATTTAATAAAAAATGAACCAAATCGTTTGTTTTAACCATATACAAATCTTTTGTATATCTTGGGTCACGATACCAAAACATCTCAGATATTTTGAAATCATTCATATTCCTTAATGATTGGTCGTAAATCTCATAGTAAATTTGGTCATATCCGTTTGGTGTAGATACAACAATAACTTTACCCCCTGTAGATAGGGATGCCATACAGGCTGACCAAAAATCTGAGTCGGCCTCAATAAACGCGGCTTCGTCAAACACAAGAATGGTAGGTGTATAACCCCTCAAGGCATCTTTTGATGTTGCAACGGCTTTAACTTCACAATTATTATTAAGTTTAAAATGTCTTTGTGAGTTTTTTTCTTTTGAGAATGAAATACCAACCCATGGAGGCCATTGTTCTGTAAATCCTCTAACCTTGTTAGCCATCTCCATTGATGTGTCTAACTTGTTGGCAATAATAAGGATTTTTTCAGGTTTGTTCTTTTGTGCAAATGCCAATTTTTTTGATATCCAAGCGGCGGTTACTGTAGACACACCTGCCTGACGATATTTTAATGCAATGTTTTCATTGTATTTATCGTAATCTTCTATTAAACTAACTTGGTCGGGGAATAAGTCCAGTGGGACATATTTGGATACGGTATTATCGTATGTTTGTAAGTAAGTACGAAGAGCATAAGGAGTATTCCTCATGCACTTTGTTAATTCAATAATAAGTTGTTCTCTATTCACAAAATGTTATTTAGGTAATGTTATACCTAAACCACTTAAAAAGTCTCCTAAACCATCATCGTCATCCTCATCTGAATCAATATTTTCTTCTTCTTTGTAATTTTCAAATTCTTCTTTCATTTCATTTGCTTCTTTCATGATTTCTTTAAATCTTGAAGTCGCTTTTTTAACTTTTGAAGAATCTTCAGAGATGGCGTTTCCAATAATTTCTAAAAACTCTTGTGCTGGTATTTGATATAACAATATATGGAACCAGTTTATTAGTCCTTTATTATCTTGGTCGTACATTTCATTTGGTAATGCAAATCTAATTTTTTCAACAATTTCAGGACCAATTCTTAATTGCATTGGTTCATTAGATAAAATGTCTGTTTGACCTTGTACTTTTTGACGAAGACCTGGCTCTTTTGGTAGTCCGTGTCTACCTTTGGCTTCTTCTAATCCTTTAATAATTTCATGACAAAGAATTGGGAAAATCATACCTGTGGCCATGATTTTTGTGTCAGGTTGTGATTCACCCTCTTCACCACCTTCATCTTCATCCGCATCACCTAATTCCACTTTACCTGCAACACCTTGACCTGTTTGACTCATCATTTCAATCATTTGTTCCATACTAAAATACAAGAAATCATTGATTGCCATAATACCCAAATAATCTCCATAAAGAGATGGGTCAATAGCGTCTAATCTTGCTTTAACTTCAGGTTTTTGAAAAAGATAATGTCCTTTTTTTGCTGCACCTTGGATAATGGCATTAATAATATTTCTTTTGTGTTTTTCTAACTCTAAAATCTCTTCGTCGGTTAAATCTTCAATATCAAAAGATGGGAATTCTAAAGGTTCTTCTTTTTCTTCTTCATCCTCTTTATCATCTTCAGGTTCAAATCTAAAATTGCCAGTATCTGGCATACCTAAAGTTGCTTCAATTTGATACCAATTTGCAGGAACTTCTGCTTCATCTAAAGATGCTTCTTTTGCTAAATCAATAAGTTCATCCCTGTGAGCGGCTTCTATTCTCATGATATTAGGAAGTTTTCTCATCATTTCTTGGTAAACCATACCTTGAACTTGTTTAGAACTAAGGTCTTCTATTCCAGTTACTTGTCTTAATTTATTGGCAACTTTTTGAAATCTACTACTAATTAACCTTTGAACATCTTGAGTTCCTTTTTGTAATGCAGGATTACTTGCATATATATTTTCAGGACTTCCCAATTTTCTTTCCAAATTTGGGTCCATTCTTTCAGGTCTATTACCGTAATCTATTTGTTCGTTAAATTTCTTTGCCATAAATTATTTCTTTAATAAGTTCATTATTACATCAATCACACTATCTTTTGCTTGTTCAGGTGAAACTTTTTTTGCCTTTGGGGCTGGATTCTCACCAGGGTTTGGGTTTTTACCAGGATGAGATGGTCTTGGTTTTGTATCAGGTCTTGTACCAGGTTTTGTTGGTGCTGGTTTTGTTGTTGGTGCAGGTGCGGTTTGTTGTTCCTTTGTTTCACTCTTTTTCGCCTTTGGAGCAGGATTCTCGCCAGGGTTTGGATTTTTACCAGGATGAGATGGTCTTGTCGTAGGTTTTGTTGTCGGTTTTGTTTTTGGTTTTGTTGGAGCAGTTGTTGGTTCTGATTCTGAAAGAACCTTCATTAAATCTCCTTTTGTAATTCTTGGGGGTATATGTTTTTCCACTATTCTTTCTATTTGAGTTTCCAAGAACAAAGATACAGGATTTTTTCCTTCTTTCAATTGTTTTTTTACTTCTCTTACACATCTCTCCCATTTTCTTGATTTTTTAGGTCCGACTTGTGAATGACAAATAGCCCAAGGATTTGGACCATCTTTTTCTTCCATCATTCCCATACCATCTGTTTCATCACCAAATCCATCATCAGATGAAGGACCCACTTGATGAGGGTCTTGAGTTTCAGTATCTTTATTTGGGTCTAAGGTTACTTCTTCTTCTTCATCAATCTCACCCTCTTTAGTTGTAACCATAACTTTTTTAGTTGATGGGTCTTGGCTGATAACAACTCCGTTAACTTCACCACCTTTTGGACCAACTTCATAAGTTTTTTTATTTGGGACTTCAGTTACTTGTTCTCCCAATAATTTTGAATGTAATACGTTAATCTGTGACTCAGTTAATTTACTAACTGTTTTAGATGATAAACCTTTATCAATTAATTCAAGGGCTTTTTTATTAACTTTCATATACTAATTTTTTTTCAAATTCTAAAATCAAATCTCTTTCGTAGAGTTTATCTTTAATTTCTTGCTCGGTACTTCCAAATCTAAAAACCATTCTTTTTTGTCCTTCAGATTCTTCTGTTTCCCAGGCTAACGCAACAACATCGTCTATTGCGTCTATCATACAAAAAAAATCGGAGTTCTGAATCAATTCCAATTTTAAATCAGTATTTCTCAGAACTCCTACTTTCTTAATGTATTGTAATTCAGGTGGAGTTGGATAACCGTTGGAAGGTTTACTCTCCCAAGATTCTCCCCAAACATCCAAACTATCTGAAAAAATGAATTCATATAAATTATCTCCCTTATAGTTAGGACCTAGTCCGTTAACATAAGTTAAATAGCTCATATCAAATCTCCGTTTGGTGTAATTCTTACTTGACCTGTTTTAGTTTCAAAAACTAAATTCTTTTTGTTTGTAATTCCAACAAATTTAGAATTTAAATTTTCTTGTAAGAATTTTTTCGCAGATAATTCTTGTTCAATAGTCTCAGTCATTTTAACAACTGATTCCATAATCTGATTAACTACAGCTTTTTTCTTAGCAGTTTCTTGAATTTGTTTTTCTTTACCTTCTCTGATTTCTTTTTTAGAAACCTCAAAATATTTTGAAATTACTTTATCTACTTTTGATTCACCAAAGATACTATCAAAGATTGCTCCATTACCATAATCTTCTTCTTCCATTTCATAACCCTCAACAGGAACATCCATATCAGTTTGAATATCTTCAACTTCAGTATCGTCAGTCATGTCTTCACCACCCATATCATCTTCTTGACCAAAATCTTCGGTTTCATCTTCTTCAAATTTAGACATAATGTCTTCTTTATCTTCTTCAGATAATGAAGTTAAATCAAGAGACGATAACACCATATTAATAACGTATTTAACATCTTCTGATGTCATACCTTCTTCGGTATCAAGAACTCTAATTTTTTGGGTTAATTTACCTGTAAGTTTTTGGATTGTTTTAAACGTTACTTGGTCTTCGTTTCCACCTTCTTCAGTGTCCACATCAATATCAACATCTTCAACATCGTCAACTTCAGGAGCATCTTCCATACCCATATCTTCCATACCCATATCACCTGTAGGTGATGGTGGTAATTCAGGGGCAGGTACTGATGGTGGTGCCATAGGCGGTGCCATAGGAGCCTCCATTTCAGGTGCGGGAGCTGGTTTTGGAGTTTTTAAAGTGAATTTTTTTTGTTCACCATATAATGAAACCCCTTCATCATTTTCATTAAGTCTGTTTAACTCACCCGCAACAAGATTTAATCTTTTGAACGCTTGTGAATATGAAGAATAGTATTTTCTATTTTTCATAGGTTCAATATATTCAGTTTTAGATTCCGATTCAGAAATAGTTTTTTTAATAATATACCCTTGTCTTTCTCTTACAATTTCATACTTGTTTCCGTCGGCAAGAGATACTGAATATTCAGATTTTGCAGTTTCATTAATTGCTTTTGGCATCACTTCTTTGAAACGAGCGATTTCCATAATTCTACTTATTTTGTCTTGGCCTGTTAGTTTTTCACTACCAATTGGTTTTAAGTCTGCCATATTTTCTTATTTTATATTTTAATTATTTAATCCGTTAAAACCACCTAAGGTTATTGCGTTTAGTTGTATAAATTCATTACCAACAGCGTCAGTGTACACTGGATGAGGTGCAATTCCATTTGCTGGTCCACCTTCTGTAATTGACCCTCCACTAAAGTTACCTAAAATTTCAACTGAATAGTCGTATTGTGTATTTGCTGAATATGTTGCCATGAGTTTTAATTTTCTTAATAAATATACGACCGATACAAATAATTTAACTATTCTTGAATTGTTCTTTCAATAGACAACTCTTTATCCGTCTCTTTATTTGCGGTATCAAATAATTTTTCTATGTGTCCCGACCTTCTTAAAAACTTAAAGACCAAATTTTCATAAGATAATTCACCATCTTTTTCTAACCCTGACTTCCTGTAATCTTTAAGTTTAGTTTTAATTGTTTCTAAATTTTTATCTTCTTCAATTGACGTGTCAATTTTTTCAGTCCAAGATTTTATCTTTGTTTCAAGAACTCCTTTATCAATTTCAGGTTTTAATTTTTTTGGTTTACTTACCCATTCATCGTTCATAACCGAATAAACTCCTGAACTATAATGTGGTTCCTTTTCATCTTGAGCATATAACTCAACATCATAACCAAAAATTTTAATATTATGTTTGTCGTTAAAAACTTGTTTCTTTAAATTAAATAATTCTTTGTATAATTCAGATTGTTTCTCATATTGTTTGAAGTCAACAATAATATGTAAATCAAAATCAGAAAATTCAGACCAATTGAAATTGGCTAAAGAACCTGTAAGATGAATATCCTCAACAAAAACATCGTCTCCCAAAAAATCAATAAACTCTTCAGCAATACGCATAAGGGCTTTTCTAACCTTTGGTATCATTACCGTTTCGTTAGGTTCTTTTGGATTTTCCCAAATTTTTGGGTTTAATGTATCCTTAATTGAAAAGCTATCAAGAATTTTTTGGAAATTACTCATCCTTTATAAATAGTAGGATGTTTATAGTTTTTTATATGGGTATTTTTTTGCGATATCTGTGGTAAAAAATTTACCTTGAGATTCGGCTAATCTAAGTTTTGTATAAACTTGGTGTGGAACTCCGTCATATTTGTATTTTGTTCCGTTATTAAATTCAACAACTAAATCTTTTGTTTCGGTGTCGTATTCAGTTGATTTAATGTTTGACGACTTAATTTCGTTTTTAATCTTCGTCCCGTTGATTTCTTCTTTTAATATTGCCATCTTTATTCAGTGGGGTTAAATCGTTTATTTTTTTCATTAATGGTTCCAAATATTCTGACAACTCATTAAAGGTTATATCAAAACCATAAGATTTGGAGTCTTTAAGTAAAGAGTCCCTCGCATCTCCAAATTTATGGAATAACCTCATCATCATTGGAGAATACATTGGTGGTTTTTCTAAATCACTTTCACTAAACCCTAATTGTTGAAAATGTTGTCTTAATTCAAGATATGTGTTAAGAAGTTCTCTTAAAGTTAAAGATTCATTCAAGTATAATTCAAAAGGTTTCATGTATATAAATACAAAACCCCCACTAAATGTGAGGGTTTTATTTAAGACTTCAACTTTTTCAACTCATCTCTAATCTCAATTGATTTTTCAAAATTTTGTTCTTCAATTGATTTTTTTAATTCAAATTCAAGTTTGTTAATTGAATCTTGATTTGTTTCATAGTTTTTAATTTCATCTCTGAGTTTTACCGCCTCTTCAAAGTTTTCATCTTCAATCGCCATTTGAAGTTTTTTCTTTAATGCATTTAAACCAAAACTTTTATTGGTACCATGAGAGCTATTGGTTCTAACAAAGTTGGTTATGTAAATGCTACCGTCTGGTGATGAATAGGTTTCTTTTGTCCAATCACCTAATTCGTCATTTCCTTTTTCATTTTTACTATCATTTGGCATCCCGCCAAACATAGATTCAAATTGACCAAAAATTGCGTCAAAGTCTCCGAAGATGTCGTTAATGTTTTTTCTTCTTCTAAACATGTTTTTTTTTGTTTTTGTAAATTTATTTTATATCTTTGTGGTATCAAATTTTATTCCTACGATAAATATAAGTCATTTTTTCAGATAAGACAAATATTATCTGACATTATGACATGTTAAAAAAATATTTCTGACAATTTGTCTGATTATTTGGAGATGAACAAAATTTGTACTTACTTTGTAAAAAAATAATAAAACATATGAATGACTTAATGGACGATGACGACAAAATGATGAGTAAAAAATCAAAATCATCTGCGGATTCAAACACTCCTGTATTGGACAACTTCAGTAGAGATTTGAATAAACTTGCCGAGGCAGGTAAACTTGACCCTGTAATTGGTCGTGACCGAGAAATTTTGAGGATTGCTCAGATTTTATCTCGTAGAAAGAAAAACAACCCAATTATCATTGGTGAGCCTGGTTGTGGTAAAACCGCACTTGTTGAAGGATTGGCAATTAAAATCGTAAACGGAGAATGTCCACGTAACTTGATTGACAAACGTATTGTTAACCTTGACCTAACTTCAGTTGTTGCTGGTACCAAATACCGTGGACAATTTGAGGAAAGAATGAAAGTGATTATTGAAGAACTTCAGGCAAATCCAAACATTATTGTTTTTATTGATGAGATTCACACATTGGTTGGTTCAGGAAATTCTTCAGGGTCAATGGATGGTTCAAACATCTTTAAACCTGCATTGGCTCGTGGAGAAGTTCAATGTATCGGAGCAACCACATTGGATGAGTTCCGTAAGAACATTGAAAAAGACGGAGCGTTGGAACGTAGATTCCAAAAGGTAATTGTTGAACCATCTTCAGTTGAAGAAACAATTCAAATCCTTAAAAATGTTCGTGACAAATACGAATCATTCCACAAAGTTCATTATAGTGATGAAGTTATTGAAACTTGTGTAAAGTTGGCTGACCGTTACATCACTGACCGTGAGTTCCCTGATAAAGCTTTTGATATCTTGGATGAGGTTGGCGCAAGAATGCAAACTGACTTAAAGGTTCCTGATGTTATTGAAGAATTGAAGAAAAAAGCTGCGGAAATCAAACAACAAAAAATTGATGTGGTTAAAAAACAAAACTACGAGCAAGCAGCTGAACTTCGTGACAAGGAGAAGAAATTGTTAACAAAACTTGACCAAGAAAAAGTTAAGTTTGAAGAGCAATTGGCAAAAGAAAAACAATTAATTTTGTTGGAACATGTTTATGATGTAGTGTCAAACATGACTAAAATCCCTGTAAGTAAAATGAGTGTTGATGACACAAAATCATTGTTAGACTTAGACAAAAATTTAATTGGTAAAGTTATTGGTCAAGACAATGCGGTTGTTAAGATTGCCAAATCAATCAAAAGAAATCGTTTGGGTATTAAAGACCCTAATCGTCCAATTGGTTCATTCGTGTTCTTGGGTTCAACAGGTGTAGGTAAAACTTACTTGGCTAAACAATTGGCAAAAGAAATGTTTGGTTCTGAGGATTCACTTATCCGTGTTGATATGTCTGAATACCAAGAGAAACACAGTATTTCTAAATTGGTTGGAGCCCCTCCAGGATACGTAGGTTATGAAGAAGGTGGATTGTTAACTGAAAAAGTTAAAAACAAACCGTATTCAGTTATCTTGTTTGATGAGATTGAGAAAGCTCACAAAGATGTGTTTACCGTGTTACTTCAAATCTTGGATGATGGTCACGTTACGGATAGTTTGGGTCGTAAAATTAACTTCAAGAATACCTTGATTATTTTGACCTCAAACTTGGGGGTTAAAAAACTACAGGACTTTGGAACAGGTATTGGTTTCTCATCTAACACGTACAGTAACGAAGAAGCGAAGAAACAAATGTTAATGAAGGAAATGAAGAATTTTTTCTCTCCTGAGTTCTTAAACCGTATTGATGACACCATTGTATTCAACTCATTGTCTCAAGAAGACATTAAGAAAATTACAGACATTGAATTGAAGAGATTGGTGACCCGTCTTGTGGACATGAAATACAATATCACTTACGATGACTCATTGGTTGAGTACTTGTCTAAGATTGGGTTTGATGAATTGTATGGAGCTCGTCCATTAAAAAGAGCGATTCAAGATAAGGTTGAAGACCTATTGTCTGAAGAAGTTCTAACAGGTAAGATGATTGAGGGTAAAACCTATCTTATCAAAGTGGTGGATGAACAAGTGGTTGTCCAAAAGAAGGGACGATAATTAAAAGGGGGATTTATTTCCCCCTTTTTTTATATTTATTATTTATGAGAGAACTAATAAAACGAATTTTAAAGGAATCCGTTCAAAATAACAATTCACATTTAATTCAAGAACATATAGATACCAGTGACGGTTCTAAGTTTACTTATATTTCTTTAGCTCCACATACTAAATTTAACACTAAAAGATATTATTTTAATAAAGTATTTCAAATACCAAATTCTAACCCAAATAATGATACAATTACTTTGTCAGGTAATTTTGGTGATTTTGAATTTAATAAAGATTTAGTACACTATAAAGACAAAGATACGTTTTACATTGATAAATTAGTTTTTGACCTAAAATATCCAAAATTTATTTTT